GCCAGCGTTGGTAGCCGGATTGGCTGTACCACTGCCATTCCAAAGACCGGATGGAGCAACCCGGAAATAAAGACCGAACGTGTTATCCAGATCAACCGCGATTCCGATCACGTTGCCGGTTATACGAGCACCAATTGAACTACCGGAGCTGCCACCGTTATATAGAATAGCCCCGGTACCAATACGCACGGTCGTACCGCTCGTGGCGGTGTTGCCCATATTCGTGTAAGTCGAAGCTGGCGTGCCGACCCCTACAGCAACATTCGCACCAGCAAGGAACGACGTTATCGTCGTCTCGAAATAATACTTACCGCTGGATTTTCCGCTGATGGAAGCGACGTGCGCTCCCTGATCCGCCGAAGTGGTGCCGATATTAGTGACAACGAGATTGCCGTCCGACAACGTGACATTGGCAACAGTAACGGGATCGAACCCAACAACAAATCCCACCGGCGGCCATACCTGAATGCCGGCCAGATAGGCCTTGCTGGCCAATGCACTGCCAGGACGGATTGCATTCGCTGTATTCAATAACGTCATCCCACCACCACATACAATATAGCCGGGTTAGGCGGGCTCAACGCATTATAAGCAGCCTGAGTAATCTGCACCCAAGGCCCTGGACCTGTGGGTCCACTCGATCCTGTTGGTCCAGTCGATCCTGTTGGTCCTTCAATCCCTAATGGACCAGTCGGTCCAGATATACCCGTCGGCCCCGCCGATCCCGGCGGACCCGTCAAACCAGCCGACCCAGTTGGACCAGTGAAAGCGCCCGCTCCCGTCGGCCCCGTCGGTCCAGTCCCCCGCACTCCCGTCGGACCAGTTGATCCAGCAATCGCCAGACCCTGCGCTCCCGTCGGACCAGTCGCTCCTGGTGAAGGCCCCGTTGGCCCGGTTTGCCCGAGCGCAACTACAACAGGCTGAGCCTTGATTCTCGCGGGATCAGAATCGATGATCGGCATCAGGTCACCTCATCAAGGATAGGTGACGCCTTGTTCGACAATCACGATGCCATGCATTAACGGTACGCGAATCGGAGGTGTCGACGTATCGAACATCACGAGATCGTACACATACGTTCCAGGCGGCAAAGACGTCTGAATATTTGCAGGAGCAACATTGAGATGAATGACTCGCTGCTGGACATCATCAATAACGATTTGTCCACTGACTGACGTCAGTGAGAGCTTCGGCGTGACGTCGTAATAATCTCGCTGAATATCCATTGAAAACGCTTGGCCTGTAAGTGTCCACGTCGTGTCGTCCGGCTCACCGAACTGAAATGCGTCACTCCACGTCCCGTTATTATCGATCCGCATATCAACATGCGCCGACGTCACACTGTGAGCACATCCATTCTTAGAGCACGACATGACTACCTCGGCGTCGGATGAACATTGAACGTGCTCACGCCGCCTCTCTGACCGGATACTCGAAACGACTGTGGGAACGCCCAAGACGAAGACCCAACAGCATTGGCCCGGATCATCGCCGTGCGTGCATGAGCGATACCGTCACGGAATTTCTGAGTGTGATAATTGGCGAGCTGCGGGTTACTGTAACTCGTACCCGGCTGCAGCATCATGCCGCCAAGCAGTCCGTTCAAAAGCGTGAGATAATGCGTTGGCAACAGCCACTCAGGAACACCTGGTGGAAAGCACGACAACGGATCAGTGACGGTCTTGATGAACACCGCGGCCATATCCTGCACATCGGTATACGGATACATAAACTGCAACGTGCCGATCTCCGGCATGATGACTGATTGCGGGGTCGCGAACTGGTCAATCACTCCCAGCAGCCGCAAAATCCGACCGCCCTTCACTGGAGTGAGCGGATAATCAAGCGTATCAGGGATGACGGTGAACCTGATCCACTCCTGCCAACAATTCGACTCATCAAAAAATCGTTGCAACGTATCGAACAGCTGAACTCTCAACCCGACGTCGGACGCACCAGACAACGACACATTGGCCTGACCAATCAATTGCGCCCAGTAAGCGTCACACGGATCGTTTATTTGATCGCTCATGCGCCCTTCCCACTACGCTTGCCAGTTGGCGGTGAACCACCAGTGACGGGACCAAGGCCATGGCCGACTAGACCTTGAGTGAACATCCCCAGGAACGCCGTCGCCCTTTGATCCTCATAATCCTCCTGATCGCGCTCGAGCGCATGACCGACAACTCCGTGCAAAATGGCGAGCCGAAACGGCGTCTCCATCTTCACTTTGGTCTCATCAACCACCTTGAAAGCTTGTACCTGGCCTTTGACCGCCAGGTTGAACACGAACAGGTCGGACCGGAGCCGCTTGGCCTCCAGCAGGGTCAGATTGAGCGCCCGCAACAACGACGGATCTTCGTAGCGATAACCCGGAATTATGTCCTGCAGCAGAGTACGTGCTTCAGCGACATAATCAGCAACCGTGTTCAGCGTCGGCTGATCGTCGTCGCTGAAATCGCCATACCAGCTGGGAGATGTTGCCACCCTAGGCTCCTCCGTTTCCGGAGGAGCCTAGGACGCAATCCTTAAGAAACGGTTAAGGCACCTCGATGGCCACAGAGAACTCACGTTCCGCCTCCTGTGGCACAGGAGACAAACGCGTACCGGAACGAAATTTGAACCAAGCAACTCCTCGCAGAGTCTCAGCATTAATGAGAAGACCAACACCAGGTGTTACATTTGGAAGGCTTATCTCACGAGGTATGAAAGAAAAAACATTATTCTGCATGCCAAAAAGATCGTTGTAACCTGCACCATCCGACGAAATTTGAAACGTCAACGGTGCCCGTGTCCATCCCGCCGGCATTGTGAGCCGCACAATCTTGCCAGCTGAGCAATCGACTCCATTCGATAGCCACTCGCCGGCAGGGATTTTGATATCTGTCAAGACTTGTAGAGGCATCAATTCCTCCCAAAAACTGGGGGGCCGAAGCCCCCCAACTCCCTTACGTCAGAGTGATCTGAGCCTGTGCCAGAGCAGAGCCATCTACGATCTGGTAACCGTAGACTTGCAGCCCTCGCAAAATCTGCCCAAACGTCAGTTCGGATCGCAGCGTCTCCACTTTGGAGATCTGTGAAGCGAACGTGAGCGCATGGGCATGTCCGGCATAGATGATCTGCTCACCAGCTGCAAAATTGGTGGCATCCGTCGCACTGGTCGGAAGCAAATTCGAGATGTAGATCGTAAACCGATCCACCTGACCAAGACGACCATTTCGCAGCATCGAAGTTGGATCACCGGAGAGGTAGGCCTGCCTCAACTCAGATTGTTTGATGTAACGACCAGCAGCCGCTGACATGACAATCCAGCGACCTTGCTCCGGTATGTTCTGCTCATCCAGCGCCTGGCCAAGGCGCAGGATCGCATCGAGGATGCTGGTGTCGGTGCCAGGGGTGGGATACAGCTTCACCGCCAACGGCGTGCCCTTGATGCCAAGGTTCAAGTTGCCAGAAATAATCCCAGCAGTCGCACCTTTGTTTTTGGCGGCAGCACCACCAACAATGCCGCCAAGCACATCACGATCGACCGTGATCTTGAGCTGCTGCGCGGCATCATCGGACCACATGCTGAGAATGTTCAGATCGCTCTGAATTTCCATCACGTCGTCGAGAATCAGCGAGAAGTATTTGCCGATCCCGATATACAGCTCGATGCTGCCACCGGACGGACGATCGAGACCAAGCAAACCGTCAGCCTGATAGTCCTTGATCGTGATGGTGGGCTTGGTTCGGATTTTCACCCGATCGCCCATATTCTGGATTTCGCCCTCGTAATCAGTGTTTGAGATCGCCGCAAGGACGGTAGATGCGTAGAACTTCTCGACCAGCTTTGCCGACCAAATTTCCGGAATGAATCCGGTCGACACAAGGGTGTTGGCGGTCGAGCCGACGGGAGTAAGTGGAGTCGGGGGGACAGCGGGAGGTGCTATACCCGCAACGGGATAACTAGTTTGGGGGATAGGCATCGAGATAGTCCCTGTGCTTGGGAGCTACCCCACATCTCATATATCTAGACGGCGCAGCCCCCGGTTTACCGGTAGCGCCCCTCTCTCTGAGCTGCGAAGAGATCAGCCTCTAATCGTGCCCACTCAGCCTCACGACCGACATAGGCACCCTTACGATGCTGCTCATACAGCTGTTTGACTTGAGCGCGTGTGTAGGTGGGCTTGTCGGCTGGCAACGAGGCATCGCCTCCAGTCGCCGGTCGAGCACGTCCAGGAGCCGCCAGGCTAGTCAGGGATATCGCCGGTTCTCTAGGGGCGCGTGCCGGCTGAGAACTAGGCGCTGACTCAACAACGTGTCCTGTGGCCACTTCCTCCGAAAGGAAGCTTCTGAAGAACGACACCACTCTAGGGGCATTGCCAACTGAAATGGCTTCGTTCAACAGAGTCTGTCTAACACGACCGGATAAAACGTCAATACCTAGCAGCCAACGGTGCCAACGCGGGTTGCGATCGATCTCGCGATAATCCGGCACCGCCATCTCGACCGCATTATCGAGCTGCCGTCGTTGTTCCTTCGCCAGTTGCCGCCGCAGGTCCTCGTTCTTCTGCTCGAGCGTTTTCAGATGCGGTACGACCGTCTCCATCGCCGCCCGCTGCGCCACATCGATCAAATCCCGGCCGTAATTTTGCTCATCTTCCTGGGTCAAGTATTTCGGCGTGGCTGAAATCTTGGGTGCTGTCCGCCGTTGTGGCTGCTGACTCTTCAATACCTCGTTGTAGTATTTCTCTTGCAGATCACCGAGATCCCTGTGTGCCTGTTCAAGCTCTGCGCGATCCCGTCCTTCTTTTGACAGCGCGCGGCTTTTCCAAGTGTTCGAGTTCGGATCGGGATCGTCGGGGGATGGGGGAGCAACG